CGGCGCGTCAGCGATGGCTCGATGGTCTCTCTCCCGATTGGCTCACGACCTGGGAGGAGGGCGCCGCCGAGGCGCTCAAGGACCTGGACCTCTCGCAAGTGCCGCCCGCGCGTCCGGTCCCCGCAGACCTCGCGCCGCTCGAAGAGACCGCCGCGGCAGCCGCCGACTATTCGCGGGAGCGCGTGCGCGCAATCGTGCAAGAGGGCATCGACGTAGGACGCACACCGCAGGAGATCGCCTCGAACCTCATGGATGACCAGAGCTTCGACCGCCCGCGAGCCCAGCGCATCGCGAGGACGGAGACGGTGCGCGCGCAGTCGTCGGGCCAGTCGGCGCGCTACGCGGAAGCCGCTCGCGTCGGAGTGCAGCTCGAGCTGGAGTGGGTCACGGCACGTGACGCGGCGGTGCGCTCGACCCACCGCCCGCTCGACCGCCAGCGCGTTGTCGTCGGCGGGACGTGGACTCTGCCGAGCGGCGCGACGACGAGCGGGCCAGGGCTCAGTGGCGTAGCGAGCGAGGACATCAACTGCCGCTGTGGCCGCCGCCCGATCCAGATCGGGTGAGGGCGAAAGTGCCCGGGTTGCATCGCATGGACGCTAGCGGTATGCGTCGCAGTATGGACCTCCGCGCCATCGCCTCCGCCCGCATCGCCGCCGGCCGGCCGCTGCCGCTGATCGGGCGCCTGCTCGCGGACGTGAGCGCCGAGCGCGTGACGCTGCTGGACCCGTCCACCGGGGCCGAGCTCGCCGCCGCGGACGACCGCCCGGCGTTCGTGCTCTCGACCGAGGGCGAGGCGACGGACGGTCACATCGTGCGGCAGTTCTGGGACCTCTCTCGCGCGAACGGCGCCGGGGTGCCGATCCTGTGGAACCACAACCCCGACGTGCTCCTCGGGCAGTGGCAAGACCTCGCGGTCGCCGACGTGGACGGGAAGCGCGCGCTCGTCGGGCGCGCATTCTTCGACCCGGACGACGAGCTCGCCCAGAAGCGCAAGGCTCAGGTCAAGCGCGGCATCCTGAACGCGACGTCCGTGGGCTGGCTCCCGGGCGACAGCGTACGCCGCGGCGAGCTCGACAAGGCCGATCCGCACTGGCGCGAGCCGATGGACGGTCCGTGTGGTCCCGAGGAGGGGCTCGTCATGGGCTCCGCGACGCGGCCGAACCGGCTGATCGAGGGCACGATCACCCCGACCCCGGCGGACCAGGCCGCGGTCGTGATCGAGCGCCTGTATCGCAAGGGCGCCGAGGACATGGAGCGCGCCGCCCGGGGCGAGGTCTTCGACGCCGATCGCCTGCTCGCGTTCCTCGCCAACGAACCCCGCGCCCGCGCGTACATTGACGCGCTCGTGACGCGCCGCGTGCGCGACGAGCTGTCCCGCCTCTCGTCCCCCCTGGCCTGTCCGGATGTCCGGACGGTCGCAGACCTCCTCCGATCCGGAGCCTGACATGCACATCGCTCGCCTCCTCTCCTCCATCTGCTACGCGCCCGCCGACGGCGGAGGCGGCGGAGGCGCCGTCGAGCGCCTCGGCGAGATCCGGCCCATTGATGACAAGGCGGCCGTGTCCGACCTCGCGCGCACCCTCGACGCCCACCGAGCGGCGATCCTCGAGGTGGCCGGCGACAACGCCCGCAAGCTCGAGCGCATCGAGCGCATGCTGCCTGCGGCTACCGAGGCGCTGTCACGCGCGAAGGCGGGCGCCCGTGCGGAATGGGTGCCCGGCGGGACCGACTCGGCGGTGACCACGCGCTACGGCCGCGCCGACGGGTCCATGCAGCTCGGCCCCACCGTCGAGCGCGTCGAGCTGCCCGACGGCTCGGTCGTGGAGCAGGCGCGCGAGGGACTCCTGACGGCGCGCTACCCGGTGACCCGTGAGCACCAGCGCGTGACCGACGCCTATCGGTCGTACGCGATGGCCGCGAGGGTGTTCGGCAGCTACTCCCACCCGGTCGTGCAGCGGTCGTTCCTGTCGCTGCGGTCGGCGGCCCTGGCCATGCCGGGCGAGGCCGGCTCCTTCCTGCGCTCTGCGTTCGAGAGCCGCGCCGCGTTGCAGCGGATCATCGCCAACAGCGCCGGCGTCGGCGCCGAGCTGATCGCGACCCCGACGATCGCCGACCTTCGGCGGCCGACCGACCTTGCGCGCTCCGTGGCCGCGCTGGTGCCCGTGGTCGAGGCGCCCGCCAAGACCTTCAAGCAGCCGACCGTGACCGGTCGCGCGATCGCCCGGCTCCGCGGTGCCACCACCAACGACCCCGCGCGCTACCCGGTGCAGCAGTTCACCACGGCTGACACCACCATCTCGGTCAAAGACCGCGTGATCAACGTCCTTCTCGATGACAATTTCGTTGATGAGGGCGCGCTGGTCCTCGCGGATCCCATGGCATTTGTCATGGATTGGATCGAGGCCGGCGACGCCGACACGTTGGAAGCGGCGTTTCTCCACGCCGATACCGCCGCGTCGCATCAGGACGCGCTCGCGTCTTGGACGCTTGGCGGCTACTACACCGCGGGCGACCTCGACGGCTCGCAGAGTCCGCTGAAGTTCTGGATCGGATTCCGCGCCCGCGCGTTCGATGACAGCACCACGACCGACACGTCGGGCACCTTCGACGCCGATGATCACTTCGGGGCGCTGTCCAACATGGGCAACCTCGCGGCGGGCGCCGTCATGATCACCGGGTTGGACACCTTCTACACGGAGATCCTGGCCTCCTCGCTCTTCGCGAGCGTGGACAAGTTCGGCCCGCAGGCGTCGCTCCTGCCGGGCAACACCATCGGCGCCGTCGGCACCACTCAGATCATCATCAGCCAGTTCGTTCGGAAGGAATACGCCTCGACCGGGCTCTTCACCAACTCGGGCACCACGGGCCAAATCGTCTACGTCAACCCGAACGCCTACGTCCACTATTCCCACAGCGCCACCAACGGCGATTGGGACGTGACGCACCCTGAGAAGGGGGCGCGCTACATCGGCGTCAAGCGGTCCTCGGTGCTCGCGACGCGGTGTCTGTCCACCGAGAAGCCGGCCGCCATCCTGCGCAACCTCTGATTCGGAGTCCTCGTGGAATACCTCACCCTCGAACTGTTCCGCTCGGTCGCCGCTGGCACCGCCGGTCGCGTCTACCTCATGCCGCCGACCTCTGCCGAGACGTGGCAGGTGCTGTCGATTTCGTATCTGCCGCAGGCGACGAGCGCGGCGAACGCCACCAACTACGGGTCGCTCCGTCCGTACAAGGACACGGCTACGCCGACGGCGCTCGCCGCCGCGCGTACGACCGCGAGCACGGCGCTCACGCAGGGCACTGCGGAAAACGTCACGCTGACCGCGAGCGGCGCCGACCTGGAGATCACGCAGGCCGACCCGCTCTACATCGACATGACGCACAGCGGGACCGGTGTCGCGATGGATGTCCTCGTCGCGGTCCGCTTCCAGGTGCTCCGGAGCTGATATGCGCTGCGTCCTCGTGTACTCCGGCTCTGGCCAGCCCGATACCCACCGCGACGGTGTGACCGTCAAGGGGATCGCGTTCCCGGCCGGCGCCGAGGTGGAGGTATCCGCCGAACTCGCGGGCCAGATCCTGGCGAAGTCGCTGGGCTTCACCTGCAAGTCGGGGGTGCCGACCGCCTACGTCAAGCGGACGCCCGCGGTGCGGCAGGCGATCAAGGCCCTGCGTGCGCGGCAGGGCATCTTCGGCGCTGCGCCGGCCGAGGCGCTGTCCGGGCTCCCTCGGCTCGGTGCCGAGGCGCTCAAGGCCACGCCCGCGCAGGTGACGGCGGGTGAGCACGACGCGAGCCTCTACGGGCTCGCCGTTTGGGCCGCCATCGGCGGCAAGGCGGACCTCGCGTCGGCATGCGTCGCGCGCGCCGAGGCGCTCTCCGCGGCGGTGTGACGTGGCATTGATCACCCCGACCGAGGCGCGCTACGCCCTGCCGGGGATCACGGACGAGGCGACGCTACTCAACGTCCTCATCGATGCCGTAGGCCATGCGTTCGCCCGGAAGTGCGGCTACCCGCCTGCGACGGTGGGCGCTGCGCCCACGATGGAGAGCACGAGCTACACGCTCGACCACGACTCCATAGGCGGGCGTGACCTACTCTTGCGCGTGACACCGGCGACGGCGATCACGAGCGTGTACGACGACGCGGACCTCGACTTCACCGACTCAACCTACCTCGTCCCCTCGACGGACTACGCCATCGTAGAGGGGCGCCTGATCCGACTCAAGAGTACGGCGACGTGGGGAACGTGGGGCGTGGGGTCTGGTCGTATTCGCGTCGCGTATACCGCGGGCTTCGTCACGGTCCCGGCGGACCTAAAGAACCTGGCGCGCATGGCGGTGAAATACCTGTTTGAGCTGCGACGTACGCAGGGCAAGGCCAGCGAGTCCAGCGAGGGCGGAGGGTCTGTAAGCTACCAGGACACGGCGCGCGGCCTGGGAGAGCGGTTCGACCTGCCGGACTACATAATGGCGGGCCTCGGCCCGTACGTGCTGCCCGGACCTATGTCGTGACAACGCAAGAGCTAGAGGTGTTCGCCGGGGCGCTGCATGCGTTCGAGGAGCGGCTACGCCCGGCACTGATGCGCGAGATTCTGTCAACCGCGCTCCGGGCGGAGAGCGCGGCGATTGGGTTCTACGACGAGCGGCTTCGGCGCCGCACCGGACGGCTCGCCCGGACGATCTCCGGAGAGGTGGACGAGACGCCCGATGGGTTCGGATTCCGGCTCCGCGGCGGCGGGCTCTCCAAAGGGGGAGGGGAGGTGCGGTACGGGCGCGCGCAGGAGAGGGGCGCCACCATCCGGCCGAAGCGGGGCCGGTTCCTCGCGATCCCCGTGGGTCCTGCGCTGAAGCCGTCCGGAGAGGCGCGGTACGCCTCGCCTCGCGAGGTGCCAGGCCTGCGCTTCCAGCCGATCCACAACGGCAACGCGGGACTGCTCGTGCGTGACATCGCGGGCCGCGGCAAGAAAGGGACGGGCGCGCGCTCGGAGGTATGGTTCCGCCTCGTGCCGCGTGTGACCATCCGGCCAAAATATTTCCTTCGCGATGGGTTCGCCGCCTCGCAAGAGGGGTTCGCCGATCGCCTCCGCGCCGCGGCAGAGGGGGCGCTTCGTGCCGAGTAGCACCACGAGTGACGTCCTGACCGCGGTCCGTACGGCGCTTGCGAGCGCCACGGGGACGGGCACCTACACCTATGACCTGTCGCCATCCGCCAAGCGGATCCTCGGCCGTCCTACGCGCGGGACGGAGCCCACGCCCCCGTTTGCTATGCTCGCGCTGGGGCAGCTCACGAGCGACCACGGGCCGCAGGTCGGCCGCTACCGCCGAGAGCTGGTAGTAGACCTGATGGCGTTCGCACCGACCGCCAACGACTCGACGGGCGACCGGCAGGCGGCGGGGGCCGACCTCCTCGATGACCTGTGCCAAGCGCTTGAGGCCGACCGCACTCTCGGCGGACTGGTCATTGACCTCATCGTGCGGGCCGGGACGTTCGACGGCAGCGCGCAGGGTCTCCCAAACACGGCGGGGGTATACGCCGAGGTGGTAGTATACTGGCATGCGTCGTCCGCCGTGGGGGTATAGGTGAGCTGGTACTCGTCCGACTGGCGCATCCGCCGCTCCATCGCGGTAGACGGCTCGTCGCATGCGGGCGGCGCGTCGGACGTGGCCATCACCATCGACCCGACCGACGCCGTGTTTTGGTCCGCCATCCGGAGCGACGGCGCCGACCTCCGCGTCACGGACTCCGACGGGACTACCCTGCTGACGTACAAGCGGTCGACGTTCACGTACGCGAGCAACATCCTGACGATCCACGTGGACAATCTCACGGTGTCCGCCGCGATCGTCAAATGCGTTTTCGTTTACGTCGGATACAGCGGGGCGGGGACCCCGTCCGACCTCGTGTCCTCGTTCGTGTCGGGCTCGCTCCTGATCGGGCGCCCCTTCCTGGGCACGCCGAGCCAGCGGGCGACCATCGCACGGCCGCAGCGACCGGGTGACACGAAGCCGATCGACGCCTTCGCGAAGATGTCCGCCGAAGAGACCTTCGTCTTCGTGGACTTCGGCGCCGTGCTCTTGCAGCGGCAAGACCCCTACGCCGGTCGCCTCTTGTGGGAGGAGGTGGACGAGCTGACGCTCGCACAGGTCCAGTCCGGAGGGGCGGGCGTGTCGGGGGCGTGGGACCTGTCCAAATGCCGAATGCTCGACGGTGGCGTGGCGGTGTACGTCGCGGCGGGGTCGAGCGGTACGTCATACACCATCGTCTGTCGCGTCAAGACGACGCAGGCAAGAACCCTTGAACATCGGTCGCTTATCCGCGTCCAAAACGTATCGGAGCAGTAGCCATGCCCATCTATTCTGGCGCTCGCGGTCTCGCCTATGGATTCGCCGAGGAGACCACCTACGGGACCGCCGTCTCCCGTACGCACTGGTTCCGGGCCGTGTCAGGCAATATCCGGACTCGGTACACCAAGGCGAAGATCCCTGTGATCGGCGGGCACACGCCGAACGCGCGCGCGGCGCAGAGGCACTTCGACGTGAGCATCGAGCACGGCGGGACGATCGATCTGATCGGGACGTACGAGGGTGTTGGCCTGCTCCTCAAGCACGCCTTGTGGGGTACGCCCACGACGACCGGCGGCGCCTCGCCCTATACCCATACCTACCTCGTCGGCCCGACCAAGCCGACCGGCGGGCTCACGGTGGAGGAGGTGAAGGGGAACGGAACCGCCGAGGTGTTCGCCGGGGCCCGTATCTCGCGCCTCGTCCTCCGCTGTGAGGCCGGCGGGCTCGTCCGCGTGACGTTGGACCTGATCGCGCAGTCGAGCGGCGGTCGCGTGTCGGCGGGAACGCCAAGCTACGCCGCGTCGGCGGCGACCGAGATCCGCCACTTCCAGGGGCAGGCCGTGACGTGGAACGCCGCATCGTACCTGTGGCGCTCGGCCGAGTTGACCATCGACAACCGGCTGTCGCGCCGCTACCTCGTCGGCGATACCCTGTCGTCGCTGTACACCGCGGACCCCGGATCCAGCGACGACCAGGAAATTACGTTCCGACTGGTCACCGATTGGACCTCGGACGCCCTGATCAACGGCCATACCGCCGACACCGAAAGTGACCTGGTCCTGGCCTTCTCCGCGTCGGCTTCGCGGAGCATGACCATCACGGTACAGAATGCGTACGTCGCCGAAAACGACTCGCCCGTCACGAGTACGGACGTTATCGCAGAGACGACGCTCTTCCGCGCCCAGGACGACGGAACCGACTACGGCGTGAGGTTCGTAGTCGTCAACACCCAGGCCACCGCAACCGCCGCCTGACAGGAGTACGCATGCGCCTCGGCGCCGCTCTCATCGCCGCCTCGGAGCAGACCTCGACGCAGGACGTCACGCTCGGCCCGGTCACGTACCGGCTCCGCCGGCTCACGTCGATGGAGCTCGTCGAGGCCGGGAGTGCTACCCTCCTCGCGGCGCGCCCCGCCGACCCGTACGCGCCGCCTCCGCCCATCGCGGACGTGCAGAGGTTCACTCTGACGGTTGTGTCGGTCGGCGTGACGCATGGGTCGCTGGACGGCGGCGCGACCTGGGAGCCGCTGCGGATTGTCGCGAAGCGCGAGGACGAGGACGCCGAGGCGGGCGCGGTATGGGTGGAGCACCTGATCCCGGGCCACGCGCGGCAACTCTACACCGAGATCCTGACGCTCTCCACTGACGGGGGGCGGGCGGCCGACGTAATCGCCAGCTTTCTCGGAGGCGCAGTTGGTGACGCTCCACCTGCTCGCTAGCCGGTACGGGACGGACCCCGAAACGGTCCTGACGTGGAGCCCGCGCCGGCTCGGGCTCGCGCTCGAATGCCTCGACGCGGCGCAGGCCTTGAGCGATCGTCGCGTATCGGAGATCAACGGGGCGGGCGGGATCGTATGGCCCGCCGTGGTCCTGGGGAGCCTGTAGGCCATGGCTGAAGGCGTCGCTGAATACCTGCTGAAGCTCCGGACGGAGGGGACGCCGGAGATCAAGGCTGCCGCGAAAGAGGTGGACCACGTAGCAGAGTCGGCAAAGAAGGCCGAGTCTGCAACAGACAGCATGGCAGTGGCTACCAAGCGGGCCGGCGACGAGGTGGACGAATTCGGGAATCGCGCCGGTCGCGTCGGCGGAAACGCCGCGAAGCTCGCCGGCGCCCTGGGCCTCGTGGACGGGAGCGCAGCCGAGGCAGCGCGGACCGTGGCGGACCTGGCAGACGTCGGCGAGGTGGCGGCCGAAGCGGCGTCGGCGCTTGGCGTGTCTATGGGCTCGATGGTCGCAATCCTCGGCCCCGTGGCCGTCGCAGTCGCCGCGCTTGCCGCCACGTGGGGCGTGCTGAATGCAGAGCTGGAGGAGGCCGAGTCCCGAAACGCGGCGGCAGCCGAGGCCGCAAGCGCGGCACAGTCCGCGAACGAAAAATGGAATCAGACACAGGAGGACGTAAAGCGTTCTTTCAAGGTGGCATCCGGTCAGATTGACGAGACGACCGCCGCAATCGAGCGGAATAACGCGGCCGTGGACGACGCGGCAGCGGCGCAGCGGGCGCTGCTTGTCGCCGAGTTGGATCGCGCAAAGGCGACCCTTGCCGCATCTGGAGGCAGCGACCGACGCAGCGTCCAGGTCGCGGAGAGAAATCTTGCCGATTTCGACCGGCAGACGGAGGCGACCAAGCTACAGGCCGAGTTCGTAGTACGAACCGCGGTAGCGACGCGTGAAGCGGACGAGCGCCGGGCCGCTGCGGCGAAGGCGGCGGCGGAGCAGGAAGCGGCGGCTGCGGCGGCGGCTGCGGCGACGGCGAAGCTGAAGGCAGAGCAGGCGCAAGCCGCGAAGGACGCGGCCGCGGCGGTCGCGGAGCAGCGCGCCGCAGAAGACGGGCTTCGCGCGCTGGCGTCTCTCGGCATGACCGAGATGGAGCGAATCGCCGCGCTTCGGGATGACCAAATCGCGAAGGCGATCCGGCTGTACGAGATCACGGGCGACCAGCTGCTACTTGAACAAGCGCTCGCCGGAATCGAGGCGGACATCGCGGAGAAGCGCACGGCGGCCATGAACCGCGCGGCGCAGGAGAGCACCGTTTCGTACCGGTCGCCGGCAGGCACGGCAGGCGATGCTCTGTCGGCCGCGGCCGGCGCTATCGGCGATCCGCTCGGCGCCATCGCCACCGCCGGGGGACCGCTCGCGGCGGGCATCATCGCGGCCGTCCAAGCCGCGGCCGACCTCGGCGGGACGCTCGATAGCCTCCGTGCCCTGCTCGGCGACGTGGCAAGCGGGCTCGCGAAAGGCGGCCGCGATGTCGCCCTGTTCGTCGGGCAGGCGATCGGGGAGCTCGCCCCCGCCGTGCTCCAGGCGA